ACAACTGCTGACCCTGCATATCGAAGCCGGTGTTAATGCTGCTCATCACGCGACCGGAGCGGTCCATCAGGTACGGCACGCCAGCTTCCATGCCATCGGCGATCATTCGGGTGATCTGCTTGCCAGCATAGCCCCGGTTGAGGATTTTTAGTGGGCCAGTTTTGACCGGCGAGCCGGGCAGGTGACTGCTGATGATACCCGTCAGCTTCTTCACCGCCGCGTCCAACTTGCCAATCATTTCCATGATGCCGTCAATCAGACCCTGGACAATTTTGTGTCCGGCGTCTTTGAGCCAGCCAGCGGCTCCGGAAAAGAAGCTCTGAACTCGGCCGACCCAGCCCTTGACGGTGTTGTAGGCTTCGTTGAGCCGGTCGCCGATGACGTTCTTCACGGCCATCCACACGCCGGAGGCGATGGATTTAATGGTGTTCCAAGCGCTGGACAAGAAGCCGGTAATGCCATTCCACACCCAGCGCACGTACGAGGACACGGCATTCCAGGCCGAAGAGATTGCTCCGGCAATTCCGTTGAACACCCAGGTGGCGAAGCTCTTAATAGCATTCCAGATCATGCTCAACGCACCAAGAATGCCGTTCCACACCCAGCTTGCAAACGACGCGATGCCGCTCCAGATGGCCGACAGTTCGCTGGAAAGCCCACCCCACACCCAGCTCCAGAATGCCTGGATGCCCTTCAGTGCCCATTCCAAAACGAATTGCACGGCGGCAATGCCGAGCTTGACGGTATCGACGATCAAACCCCAAGCCGCGATCATGACCTTACTGATCGGACCATTCCAGAAGTTGGTCCACAACCCGCCAATGAAGTTCAGCGCGGAACTCAGCGCCCCGGTAATGGCATTCCAAATGCCTACGAAGAAGCTAGCAATGCTGTTCCAAATACTGACAAAGAAGCTGGCTATGGCGTTCCACGCGGTCACCACAGCGGAGCTGACTGCGTTCCAGACGGTAACAAAGGCCGAGGACAGCCAACCCCAGAAAGCCTTCAGTCCGCCCCAAACAGCTTCGACAATCTTCGTGATGTACGTGATTGCGGCAATGAAGCCAGCGACCACTGCAACCACGGCCAGAATGGCTGCGATCAGCGGGCCGACCAGCGCAACGACGAGCACACCAATGATGATGGCCGCGACGATAGCTAGCCACTTGGCCACCTGAGCGAGGATACCCAGGAACGGTTCCAGCGTTTTGTGGTTCTTTTCCCACCACTCGGATGCTTTGTTGATTGCCGGAATGACGATGTTTTCGATGACCCAGCCGATGAACTTGAACGCCTGGCCGAGAACGTCAGCGATGATCCGCCCAGCTTCGCGCATCTTCGGCAGCATCTTGTTAAAGAACATCTGCTCGAACTGCAAGAATGCGGGCATGAGCTTCGACTCAATGACGTTAGCCAAGTTGTGCAGCGGAACCTGCAAGTGGTTTTTGTACGCACTTGACACGGAAACCGCGAAGTCCATCGCTGCTTCCTTGACCCGCTGGAACTGAATAGCGAACATCTTCAGCCCGTTGCGGAAGTTCTCACTGTGCTTGTACATCAGCACAATGCCCGCGACGAAGGCTGCGCTGATGGTCACAAACGAGGCCAGGGCAGCAACCGTCACCAACATGGCAGTACCAGCCACAGTGATAGCGGCGATAAACGACCCGAGTGCGCCCACAATGAGCAGGATCGGTCCAGCTATAGCCCCGAAAACACCGGCCAGCAAGACTGCCATGGCAACGGTCTTTTTGGTCGATTCCGGCAGGTTGTTAAACCACTGGGCCAGCTTGACAAACCAACCGACCAGGGTGGTGAACGCTGGAATGAGTGCCCGGCCGACGGTTTCTTCGAGCAGCTTCCACTGGTTTTTGAGCAACTGGGTTTTGGCGGCCACTGAATCGGACATGATGCCGTAGGCGTTTTCCATCGCCCCGGCACTGTTTTGGGTATCCTTGAGGATACTGTCGAACATCTCCAGGTTTCCGGCGCCAAGCAGGATGTTCTGCAAGAATCGCCGAGCTTCGATGGTGCCACCGGCACCCTTGAACACGTCCAAGATCGTCTTGAGTCGATCCTTCTCCGGCATCTTCAGCAGCACAGTGCGAAAATCGCGCAGCACTTCGTTGAATGGCCGGAAGTGCCCTTGCGCATCTTGGGCCGAAACACCCAACGCCTTGAGCGCTTTGACCGCAGCCGGGTTGGACAACGCGTCAAATGCCCGCGATACCGCAGCCGAGGATCGGGCCGCTGAAATACCCATACGAGTAGAGGCCGCCAAGGCAGCGGTCATTTGTTCAATAGACTGCCCAGCACGCACAGCCGACGGCGTCACCAGACCAATGCGCTGGTTCCACTCTTCATAGGTACCAATACCCTTTTGCACCAGCTTGAACTGGATGTCCAAGATCTTATTGACATCAGAGGCTGGCAAGTGGAAGGCGTTGAGGATACCAATGGTGGCCCGGGACACCGATTGAATGTCGGTTTGACCGGCAACTGCGGCCTTGGAGAATGAGCGTAGCAGTTTCTCAGCTTCACCAACGGTGACATCCATCGACGAGAACACGTCGAACAGCGCCGGTTGGATCTGCTCAAATGGTACGGCGATGTCTTTGGCAACACGCCGACCAATGTCACCCAGTTGTTGCAGGTTTCCGGAGAACCCATCAACCTGTGTTGCGGTTGCTCGGACTTGGCGTTCGTACTCCACCGAGACGTCGATCGCCTTTTTGATCCCAATCAGGGTCAGTACGCCAGCAGCGGAAATAGCAAAACCCGCAGCCGTGGCAGTCTGCGCCACTGATTGGAACCGCCCGGAAAGGTGGGCCAGGTTCTTTTCGTTATCCTGAATTGCGCTGTTGTAGGTTTTGGTTTGGGAGATTTGCTCCTTGACCGTTTCCAGATGTACGGCCTCATTGGCGGCCACGTTGCGCAATGCGGCAGCCTGGTTGTTTCGGGCAATGATTTGGGCATCGATCGCATTGGCCTGATCGTGCAATGGCTTGAGCTGCTGTTGGGTTGCCCCATTGGCGGCCATTTGCGAAGCGGTGTACTTGATTGCGGCACGCTGCGCAGCAAGTTGGGCAGCCTCAGACTTCAGAATCTCGGCATTCTGCTTGGCCGTGGTGATCGTGGCCTGCGACTGGGCCCGTTGCAATTCAAGTTGGGCAAGCCGAGCTTGCGCGCCAGCGTTGCGCACGTTGCGACCGAACGAAGAAAGTGCTCGGTTGGTCTGGTCTTGCGCTTTCAGGACTAGCCAAAGATCTCTAGAGTTAAGTGGCATGTTGCCCCTCCCTAGAGATCCGGCTAGCGTTTCGGCAGTTGGCTCTGTGCTTTGCGCATGTCAGCAGCTTCACGGTCGTGTTTGTACTGAAATGCGTACTTGGCCAAATACACGTAGAAACTATCCTGATCGAGCAGTCCTCCCGACTTCGGCAGCGTCTTCGTGAGCAAGCTCAAATTCCAGACTTCCAAGAACATCTGTGCCTGGATGTCCTTACAGGTTCTAGTGGGTACGAGAATCGCTAGGCGAATCTCGTTTAGAAGTTTTTTGTGCTGGCCTCGTCTTCAAAGCTGTTAATGCTATCGATGTACTTGCCAATCTCATCGCCAATCCGTGGGTCAAGCTTGGCCACATCCGCAGCATTCTTGAAGTTCAACGGCAGATCATTCTCATCGGTCAGGTTGTGCTCAATGATGAGGTTGGCAAAATCCACCAACGCCATCTTCTTGGCCTGAATCCGGATGTTCATCATGTCGTCTTTGGTCGAGGTCTGCATGTTCATCATGTCGTCTTGCCGAGACAGCTTCTCGCCGTATGTCATCCGGCGGATCTTGACCCAACCATCGGGGCAGGTTTCCAGCTTAAAGGTCTGACTGTCTACGGCCACGGTTGCACGAGGCATTGGGTTCCTTCCACTTTGAATGGCTAGATCGATCAGGATAATGAGAACTATCCAGAAAATTGTGTGCAGGATAAAGGTTTGCACATGGCGGCTCCGATACTACAGCACGTTCTCTTGCGTCTTCAGGGTAATCTGGTAAGACTTACCGGTACCATCGATCACGCCATTGTAGGCCAACGAAGCCCGAACCAGGTCACCCTGCCCAGAGTTGGTCACCTCATAGGTATCCTTGATTGCCGCCGGGGCGTTGAGCGAGATGGAGTTGTTCGCACCCTTGGACGCAGTGATG